AAACCCAGCGCTTAGCAGCAGACTTTCTCTACGCTATTAAGCAACGTTTAACACATCCAATGTATGAAGAATTACAGACTGCCTACGCTGCTGGGGTTGGGTTCAAATCTAAGTCAGCCTCCTGGCAGGCAACTCGTGTTACCTTCGGTGATGAGTTGCGTGAATCCAGCGAAAAGGATCCCAACATAGAAGCAGTTGGTATCGGTGGTCAGATCTACGGTAAACGTGCAGATATGATTATCGTTGACGATGCTGTGACCCTATCAAATGCTAATGACTTTGAACGCCAGATCAAATGGCTAACCCAAGATGTTAGATCTCGTCTTAACCCAACAGGTAAACTTATTATCATTGGAACTCGCGTAGCTTCCGTTGACCTATATAAAGAACTACGCAACCCAGATAGATACCCTGGTGGATTAGTTCCTTGGACCTACTTGGCTATGCCAGCACTTTTAGCCGCAGATGAATCCCCTGATAAGTGGGAAACTTTATGGCCTGCCTCAGATCAACCCTTTGATGGACAAGCAGAATCGGATAAGAACGAAGATGGCTTATACCCAAGATGGAACGGGCGCAATCTTTTCAATGAACGACAAAGTATGGACGCTTCAACTTGGGCGCTCATTTACCAGCAACAAGACATCTCTGATGATGCAGTTTTTGATCCTGTGTGCGTTCGCGGCTCTATTGACGGTATGCGTAAGAGTGGTCGCCTTACCCCAGGTCATCCTGGTCACCCAAAAGATTTAAACGGCTTTTCTATAATCTGTGGTCTAGATCCAGCTATGGTTGGAGATACTGCAGCTATCTGCTATGCGATAGATCGTATTAACCACAAGCGTTATATAGTAGATGCTATAAAGATTACTAGACCTACTCCAGCACAGATCAGAGATCTGATATTTAACTGGACATCTATCTACGGTCCTAGTGAATGGATTGTAGAGCGAAATGCTTTCCAATCTTTCTTAACCCAAGATGAAGGTATTAGAGCACACCTTGCAACTCGTGGTGTTATATTACGAGAGCATCACACTGGTAATAACAAATGGGATGCAGGCTTCGGTGTAGCCTCTATGTCTACCTTATTTGGAAGTAAGCAACAAGATGGTAAACACCATAGAGATAATCTAATACATCTTCCAAGTGATCAAACTGAAAATGTTAAATCATTAATAGAACAGTTAATTACTTGGTCACCCACTACCAAAGGCAAGACCGATATGGTTATGGCTTTATGGTTCTGTGAAATCCGAGCAAGAGAGATGCTCAACCAAGGTATACACGCTAAGCATCATATGAGTAACCCATTCCTATCAAGTTCTGAAAAGCGCAAGCGAATGGTTATAAACATAGATGAGATGCTTAACGAAAAGCAACGTACCTTTATTTAAGGAGAACAATTGTTAACAGTTAAAGAGGTCTACGCAAAAGCGCAAAGGCTGCAGACTAAGTACGCTGCCCGCGATCAACGTATGCGAGATGTACTCTCAGTTCGTCAAGGTGATATCTCTAAGGTATATCCTTCTATGTTCTCAGAGGATTATCCAAAACCTTTAGTTGCAAACTTTATTGATGTAGCAGCAAGAGACCTAGCAGAAGCAATGGCACCTATGCCATCATTTAACTGCTCAGCTACCAATATGGTTTCAGATGCTCAGCGTAAATCTGCTGACATCAGAACTCGTATTGCTAACTACTATGTAGCCTCTTCAGATCTACCATTACAAATGTACTCAGGAGCTGACTGGTTCAACACCTATGGTATGTTACCTGCTCTAGTTGAGATGGATTATGAAGGTAACAATCCCCGCATCCGACTACTTAATCCTTTCGGTGTCTATCCAGAGATTGACCGTTTCGGTCGTACTACATCCTTAACACAGGTTGTTGTATCAGATGCTGAATCATTAGCAGCACAGTTTCCTGAGTACGCTAGTCAAATCCTAAATGTTCGTAGCGTTTATCAATCAGCATCACCTTATCTATCAGTTATGCGTTACCACGATAAGGATCAAGATTTACTATTTATCCCAGAGCGCAACAACTTAATTTTATCTAACACACCAAACCCAATTGGTAAGTGTTTAGCAAGAGTCGCAGTTCGCTCATCATTAGATGGCGAAGCTCGCGGACAATTTGATGATGTACTATCAGTACAACTTGCTCGTGCAAGATTTGCTATCTTACAGATTCAAGCAGCAGAAAAATCTATCCAAGCACCTATTGCTATCCCACAGGACGTACAAGAGTTAGCACTTGGTCCAGATTCAATTATGCGTTCTGCTAACCCACAAGGTATTCGTAGAGTTCCACTAGAACTACCAGCAGGAGTCTTTACAGAGTCTGGTGTATTAGAAAGAGAACTTCGTCTAGGTGCTAGATATCCTGAATCTCGTTCAGGTCAGATAGATGCTTCTATTATTACTGGTCGTGGAGTTCAAGCATTACAAGCAGGCTTTGATACACAGATCAAAGCAGCACAAGCACAGTTTGCTAAGTTGTTCCAAGATGTAATCGGTCTATGCTTTGAAGTAGATGAGAAGATCTTTGGATCTATTACTAAGTCTATTAAGGGAACCGATGACGGTACACCTTACACAATGAAGTACACACCATCTCGTGACATTAAAGGCGAGTATGGCGTAGATGTTCGTTACGGAATTATGTCTGGAATGGATCCTAACCGAGCCATTATCGCATTATTACAAATGCGTTCAGATAAGTTAGTTAGCCGCGACTATGTTCGCAGAGAGATACCACTAGATCTAAATGTTACGCAAGAAGAACAGAGGGTTGACATTGAAGAGATGCGCGATTCTCTTAGGGTTGCTGTTGCTCAGTATGCACAAGCTATACCCGCACTTGCTTCCCAAGGTCAAGACCCAACTCAAATTATTTCTAGAATCGCAGAAGTAATCCAGGGTCGTCAAAAAGGACAATCTCTAGAAGCAGTAATTGAAAAAGCATTTGCACCAGAACCAGTTGCTCCAGTAGAGCAACCACTACCTGGCGCAACACAAATTCCAGTAGCAGGTGCGGCCCCCGCCCCTGCCTCGCAGCCAACTCAAGAACAACAAGTCGGTGCGGCCCCTGTTACTGGACAATCTCAACCAGATATAGGTCAACTACTCGCCGCCATTGGCGGAGCGTAAGGAGGTGGAAAATGAATAAGGGATCAAGAGCAGCAGCACCAACCGCAAAGCCAACTGAGGGCAAGAATAAGCCAGCAGGAAAAGAAGGCGGAAAAGTGTTCTTCGGATATGCAGCACCAGGCCGTAAAGGTAAGTCAGTAAAGAAGTAAATAATTTAGAAAGGAGCTGGGCGTTATGGATGATGATCTACAGCGCCCAGTTCGTTCATCAGATTTTTTAGTAGTAGTAACAGGATTTGCATTAAATTTAATTAGCGCATTTGAAGCGCTTGCAGAAGATCTGCACAATATGAGTATTTATAATTCGCAACAAAAAAGCCAAGAAGCAAAAGTCTGGCAACAGTTCGCACAAGATTTAGAAACTATTAAGGAGAACAAAGATGGCTAGAGGCCCATTAGCAGGAGCATCAGGTCCTGGTAAGTTCTCAAAGAGAACTGATATGGATCTAGGATCTATAGAGTACGGTGAAGGACAAGAGACTGCTATGTTAAATACAGCAGCACCTAAGTCTAAGACTCGCGGTATTGCAGATAATGTTGGTGGTAGACCAAAATCAGCTAGCGTTGAGACCGTAACTCCATTGTTCGCTCCATCGCAAAAACCAAGTGAAGCAGTTACAGCAGGTATTGATATTGGAGCCGATGTTGGCTCATCAGCCCTATTAATGCAATCTCAATTTGCTAACAATAAAGTTTCATCAGCCTTAGAGCAAATGCTTCCCTACGATCAAACTGGAGAAATAGCAATTCTTTATCAGCAAGCACTTGCACGAGGTATGTAGTGGCAAACCCAAATATTGATGCTGCTGCTTTACAAGCAGGTTTACAGGGTAAGCAGAAGGAACAAGTCCAAGGTTTATCTAAGTTACTAGATTCTCATAGGGCACTCCTTGCGTTGCCAGAAAATCAAGCAAAAGCATCTTTTGAATCTTTACCAGAAGAACAACAAAAAGCACATATAGCATTTTTTGGAGATAACAAGGCTAGTGAAAAACCATCTGGTTTTATAGGTAGCGCTAGACACTATCTTGGTATAGGTGTTAAAGAAACTATTGGTAGAGTATTTAGTGGTCTAAATGAAGTATCAGATTTCTCTACTCGTTTAGCTCGTACAGGATTAGTTGCCTTAGATCAGAATGTAGATTTATCTACTGCTTTTAAAATAGCAAATGATAAGGGTGACAAAGTATTTAGCCCAGATCGTATTGCTGCTGCAACTAAAATATACGATGAAGACACAATGTCAGTAGCAATGAAAGTTGCTAGTGGTATGACATTAAGTGAGATTCAAGCAACTGGATCTGATGCTGAAAAATTAATTGCATCTACTGCTGCTCAAAAGAAAGATAAAGATAAATACTTTATGGGTGCATTGGATGCAGCCCAAAGAGCAAAGTACTCTCCTGGTAGAGCAGTTGCAAATTTAATACTTCCAGAATTTTTAGAAAAAACATTTTTATATAAAGGTATCTCTGGCGTAGTTGATGCTGGATATCGCGTATTTGCAGACCCATTCTTAATATTGGGTAAGGCTAAAAAGGCTTATGATGCAGGTGACTTTTTACTTTACAATATTTTAGGTAAAGAGAAATTTACCTATGGTAGAAACTTAATGGCTACTGCAGGAAATGTAGAGCAAGTAGATAGAGTATTTAGCAACCCTGCAACTAGAAATTTATTTGATAGATATGGTGCTGCTCTAGATAAACTAGATACAGCTCGTAAGTCCCAGAATAAAATTGCTGGCGCTGAAGCATATCAAGAGGCTAGAAGATTAATTCCAGAATTTGGTTCTGCTGGAATAGATCAACTTATTGTGGCTGGAGTAAAAGATGCAGACAGTGCTGCTAACTTCTTAAAAAATCACGCTGATATAAAGTCTATCCTATCTGGCCAAGCTGCTCGCAGAACTCCACTAGTACCTACTTTAAATGCTGCTCGTAGAACAAGAGTTGCAGTTCTTACTGGAGCAAACAAAGTATTTAATATAGATAAGCCAGGACAAAACATTGCAAATGTTATTTATGGCGATGGTGGTACAGAAGACGTAATTACAGCATTGACAGAAAAGTCAGCAGAGATTGCAAAACTTGAATCTGCTGTAGGTCGTAAAACTGGCAAAATAAAAGATGGATCTATTCGCCTAAGCCCTAATCAAATTAGGGGTCGTATTGATAGATTCGCTCGTAAGTTTACAACAATCCCATATTTTAAAAATGGTTTCTTTGATGTCACTGATGCCGATGCTCCTGAAAAAATATATCAATTAGCAGCATTAACTAATACTCGTTACCATTCAAGAATTATTCAAGAAGCCTTTACCTCTGGTAACGAAGGACAAAGAAAACAAATATTTACTGGTCTATGGAATACCATAGCTGAAACCCGTCAAGTAACTAAAACTATTGAGGGTAAGAACTGGGTAGATCAATTTAGTGGAACAGCATTAGACTATCGCTATGCTGCTACTACTCTGGTAGATAAGTTAGGTCCAGATGGAAAACCAGTAGTTGATGAACTAGGTAATATTGTAAGAGAGATTTTTGATCCAGCAAATTTTAATGGACAACAACTAGCTCTTCACGGTTATCAATTATCTACTGCAATAGCGGTTCCTTCTATTATAGATCTAGATCGTTTATCTGCCCGCTCTGGATTAATAAATCGTATGCTTGGTATATCACATAAAAAATGGGCAGATGATATGACCTCTGTATGGGTTGTAGGTACTCTTGCTGGTCCTAAGTTTCCAGTGCGTAACGCTACAGAAGACTTAATGATGAATATTGCTATAGGTCAATCTCCTTGGGGTATTACAAAAGGTCGCTTTCTTTCAACCAAACTACGTCAAGTTAAAGAAGCAGAAGCTGGTTTAACTACAGAGCAGAAAAAACTAGGTCAGGAAATAGCAGATCTAGTATCTCAAACAGATGAACTTGCAAAAAACCCTGCCAAGGCAGCACAAGTTAAAATTAACCAAGATCTTATCAAAACTAAAACTGAGGATCTTCGCGGTCTTGAAGGTAAGAAAATTAAATTTTATGAATCTAACCTTGGTTTTATAAATCGTTTAGTTGGTCGTAATCAGGTAAAAGAATTTCAAGTTCGTCTAGCTGCTGCAGGTGATGACATAAATAAAGTCAGAGCAATAACAGCAGAAGCTATTATGACTGGAAAACTATCATCTCGCGCCTTGACTAAAAGAGATAAACAATATCTAGGAGAGTTCGCTAAATACGGTAGAACCCAAGATATGCTTGATGAAGTTGTAGAAGGCGGAAAGAATACCCTTCGCGGTGGTAGTTATTCTATTCAAGCTAGTAACGATACCAAGCGGTACGGTACTCTACGAGCAATAGAATATGACGGCGTAAAACTTAAGCAATCTGGTAGTACATTTACAGATATAGATCCTGTTGCTAATGATCAGTCAAGATTATCTTGGCTTGTAAAGATTGCACTTCATACTAACGATGAAATTGATAGCGTTCTTATAAACAATCTTGACAATAAAGAACTGGCTATAAATAATCTTGTAAAGTATTTAGATGATAATCCTGAGTTAAAGAATCGTTTTCAGTCAATATCATCTGGTATGGCAACAACCTATCAACACGCTGAACGCGTATACCTAGATGTATTAAATACGTTTTCTAAAGCCGATGGAACTTTAAATAAAGATCTTTGGAACAAAGTTCGCAAAGTAAAAGAAGATGGAACTATATCTCTATCTAGTAGAAATCTATCAATAGATGATCTTCCGTTAAAATCACAAAAAGAATTACATCCAAGATGGATTTCTGGTCCAACTTTAGTCCCAGTTTCTGAAGGCAAGAATATGTCTGCATCTATCATTGATAGACTTTGGGATTATATGGGCGAAGCAAATGCCAGATTCTCAAGAGAAGGCATTGTTTTAGATGCTATGCTAGATGTTCGTTCCCAAATGGATGAAACTGGTTTTGCAGAGAGAATAGTAAAGCAGTTAACTGCAGGCAAAACTGGAGATGATCTAGCAAAAGCTGAAGCAAAAGCATTTGAGCATATAACTTCACTTGCAGAAGATATGGCAAAGAACAGAGTTTTGTCTTATGTAGATAATCCTGCAGTTCGTAGCCAACTTGCTATGTCTGCCCGTAACTTTGCTAGATTTTATAGAGCAACTGAAGACTTCTATCGCCGTATTAGTCGTACAGTTAAGTATAATCCAGAGTCTATAGTAAGAGCATCTTTAGTTTATGAAGGTGTAGCCCATTCTGGGTTTGTACAAACAGACGAAAATGGCGATCAATACTTTTTCTATCCTGGTTTAACACCAGTATACCAAGTAATGAATAAAGTAGGTAAGTTATTTGGCGTAAAAGATGGATTCCAAACAGCTATGCCAATTGAATTTGGCGCTAAACTTAAGATGATTACACCATCTTTGAATCCAGATTCACTGTTCCCTACATTTGCTGGTCCATTAGCAGCAGTTCCGCTAAAAATGGTAGGAAATGTAGTACCTCAAGTAAAAGAATTAGAACAATATTTGCTTGGAGCGTACGGTGTAGATCAACCTATGATCTCTGCTGTGCTTCCAGCCCACGTTAACCGAATATATGCAGCCTTAAATAAAGATGAGCGTAATTCACAATACGCATCTGCATATCGTAAGGCAGCAACATATCTTGAGGCTACAGGTCACGGGTTAAAACCAACTATTGATCCTGAAACTGGTGAAGAAATACCACCAACCCCAGGAGAATTAGCCAAATATAAAGATAAATTAGAGGCTTCAACTATTACAGTAATGGCAGTAAGAGCCTTATTTGGATTTATTTTACCTGCTTCTCCATCAGTTCAACTTAAGTCAGATATGGCTAAGTGGGTTAGAGATAATGGTCAAGTAAGTTATAAGTCAGCATTTAATGATTTAATTAACAGATACGGTGATATTAACAAGGCAACAGAAGAATGGATTAAATACTATCCAGATCAAATGCCTTACACTATATCTGAATCTGAATCAAATGTAGCAGCAAGTGTCAGAGCAGTAGATGGTGCTGTATCTTGGGTTGATTCTAATAAAGAGTTACTAGAAAAATACCCAGAAGCAGCAGCATTTTTAATTCCTAATATTGGCGAGTTTGACTTTAATGCCTATAAACTATTGTTTAAGTCTGGTCTAAAAAGCAATAAAACAATAACAGACTTCTTAAGAGAAGTTAGCGTTGCCAAAGACCGTAGCATATATTATGCTAAGCGCAATGAGTTTGATGAGCAGATGTCTTACACCAACGACCCTAATCTTAAGCGCCAGCTTAGAGGAGAGTGGGAAGACTGGGCTGATGAATTTAAAGGGGCTAGACCTTTACTTCAGGAACAACTAGGCCTATTTGGTGAAAAAGCAATTCAAAGATCTATTGCATTAGATGATCTTCGTAATATGTTGAACGATCCAAAGGTTACAACTCAAGGAAAATTACGATCTATCCTTAACGAAATGGTCACAATATATGATGACTATGTAAACCAGAGAGACTTCAATACATCTATAACTATAGGTAATAAACAAGATTATCAAGAGCAACTAAGATTAAATGCTAAAACAGCATTAGAGGATCTAGCACAATCAGATCCAAATGCACAAGCAGCATATAATTCTTTATTTGATCCGCTATTTAATTAATCGTTAGGAAACTAAATTGGCATATAAACAACCTACGGGTAAGAAAAAACTTGAGGCTGACTTAGCTCAGCAAAGGGTTCGCGTTAAACAAGCCCAAGATGAGTTAAATAGAACCGTAAATGGTAAGCCTTTATATGAGGTAAACGAAGCCGCCTATGAAGCTGCTGACATTAAATTTAAAGAGGCTGTTGCAAAACGGGATGCTATTCAAACAGCTATTGATAATTTTGTAGAGCCAGTTAAACCTAAGTCTAGAAAAGAAATAGAACAAGAGCGCCAAAGTAATATTCTAGAAGGAAAGGTACCACCAACTGGTGGCACTATTTCAGATGAGCCTGGTTCAGATCAAGTTCAGGTTGTAGATGATTTTAAATCTTTAAAGAAATCAGCACCTAAATTCTTAAGAGATCTAAGTGATGATCAAAGATTAATACTAGCCACCCAACTAGCAAATGCTAATTACCAAGTACCTAAGATAAAAGCATATAACGATGCTTTACTTGCGGGTTATACCAGTTTAATCCAAGGTGCTGAAAGTAAACATAAACAATTTCCTAATGAAATAAAAACTGTTGATGATTTCTTAGCTGAGCAAACAAACATAGCCAACCAAATTAAGGCTGCTGGTGGTGGAGATGAACTACCAAAACCATTTGGTCAACAAGAGATCTACAATAGAAGCACAGCCGAAGGTGTTATTGATAGCATATTTGCATCTCTTAATTTAGGAAGAGAAGCTAATAAGACTGAAATAGATCAACTCTATAAGCAGTTACAGGCTGAACAAAAGAAAGCATCTAGTATGTCTAAAGGTACATACAAGATGGTTAATGGTAGAAGAGTTCTGGTACAAGAATCTGGTCTTGATGCTAGAACATTCTTAGAAAATAAAGTTAAAGAACTACCTGCTTATAAAGAAAGTCAAGCAGCAAAGGCTGAGAAAAACAAGATAAGTCTTGCCTCTACAGCTTTAGCTAATGGCTATAATCTTGAAACAGACTTTGCAAATGATTTACCTAACTGGCTAGATGCTATGAACAAAGGCGAAAGCATAGATAAGTTTAAGAATATTATCCGAGTAAATGCTAGAAGAATGTTGCCAGAAGCAGTAAGAAATCAAATTGCACCTGATGAAGATCTATCTACTACCTTCTCTACATATATGAGCAATATTGCAAAAGCAAAAGGTGTACCAATTAGCGCTGTTAAATTAAGTGATGTTATTCCTTTGGCTGTTACCGATAAAGGATTTGCTGATATGCAACAATTTGAAGTAAAGAAAAGATCTCAAGCCTGGTGGGATGGATCTCCAGAAGGTATTAGTGTAACCACTACCGTTTTAAATGACACACTTAAAGATTTTGGAATGTTAGGACAGGGAGTGCGAACAGTATAATGGCTGAAAAAGTAACGCTTGCTGAGGCTAAAGCCCTCGGATTTAATAGCACTAAAGGCATCACCAAAGAAGGTGGCGTATACAAGTTTGATACTTCACTTGCCCCAGAGCGAGGCGGATTTCAATCTGTCGGTGTAGCAACTCCTGGTCAGGTACAAATGACTCCTTACTATGGAGATGTAACTGGCGCTTATCGTTTAACACAAGAACAATTTGGTGGAGCATATAAGGCTGGTGCTGGTACTAAAAATAGTGATGAACTATTACGCATTATGCGACAGAATGAAATTAAAGGATTAGTTGATAGTGGTTTGTCAGTTGCTGAAGCAACTGCACAAGTTGATGGTAAAGCAGGTGGTGCCAGTGGCGCTTCAGGGAGTGCAGCAGTAGGTGGAGCTTCTCTTGAATCACAAAGTGCAGCAAGATCAGCTTATGCTTTATTGCTATCAGAGTTCAGTAGATATGGCCTTGAAGCCTTAGTAACCCCATTACAAGATTTAATTAAACAAGGTTTATCTGGACCTGAATTTCAGATTGCACTACGAAATAGTGATGCCTATCAAAAAAGATTTGCAGCTAATACTGAACGTATTAAGAAAGGCTTAACCGCTTTATCACCTGCTGAGTATTTACAACTAGAAGATCAATATCAAAACATTATGCGTAACTATGGATTACCTGCTAGTTACTATGCTAAAGATAGTTTAGGTACTCAACAGAACCTTAATAAATTAATTGCTAATGATGTATCTGCAGTTGAATTAGAAGAGCGGGTTCTTGCTGGACAAAACAGAGTTCTTAATGCCCCACCACAGGTTAAGGAAGCACTAAAAAGATTCTATCCTGATATTAATAACTCAGATATCCTTGCTTATACTTTAGATCCTGAAAAGGGATTGTCAGATATTAAGCGTAAGATAACTGCAGCAGAGATCGGTGGCGCAGCAATTGGTGCTGGATTAGCAACTGATGTTACTAGAGCAGAAGAACTTGCTAAGTTCGGTGTAACCGCAGAGAAAGCAAGACAAGGTTATCAAGCAGCAGTTCCTATTATTGAACGAGGAAGACAACTATCTGATTTCTATCAAGAGTCTCCATATACACAAGGAACCGCAGAAGAAGAAATATTTGGATTAACTTATGCTCCAGAAGCAACAGCAAAACGCAAGAGATTAACTGCTCTAGAAGAAGCGGAATTTGCTGGAAGAGCTGGAACAACTGGAGGAGCGCTAAGCCGAGAGAGGGCTGGCTCCTTTTAACTAGGCCTACTAATGGAACGACTGGCCCATTAGAGCGACACCAAGACCAGTAGTAGAAGCCATACAGAAGATCCCCAAGTCTGTATGAGGTCTACGCAACTACAATAGAATGGGAGATGGACTATGTCCAACTACGACTACGAGGATGAAGATGACAACAACAATGTTGATACATCTACAGACCTTATCAAGCAACTACGCAAAGCGAATAAACAAAAGGAAAAAGAACTAGCTGAATTAAAAGCTCAGTTTGAAGGCCTTAATAAAGCGCAACGCGAAAGAGCAATCAAGGATGCCCTCGCAGCTCGCGGGGTAAATACGAAGATCGCTTCGTTTATCCCACAGGATATAGACCCAACTGAGGAGTCTGTATCAAAGTGGCTTGAATCAAATGCCGATGTTTTCGGGATTCAAACTACTGAAAGCCAGCAAACACCTAATATTGACCCAGCTCAGGCTAAGCAATATCAACGATTAACTAATGCTGCAGAGCAAGGCAATTCGCCTAATGCTGCTGCAGATATTATGCAAAAGTTGTTAAGTGCTAATAGCCGCGAAGAGTTGGATGATGTAATTAGGCAGTCTGGTTTATAACCCTATCCAACGAAAGGCAAGTGCTTAAATGACACTACCAGCAGGTACGATTACTGGTACCGCAGACATTACCGCATTAGTCCAGACAGCGTATGATCAATACGTTCGTATGGCACTACGCTCAATCCCAGTGATGAGAGCAATTGCAGATGTCAAGCCAGTACAGCAAGCTATGCCTGGATCATCAGTTGTATTCTCAATCTATTCTGACTTAGCACAAGTCACAGCAACATTGACTGAGGAATCTGATGCTTCATCCGTAGCCCTAGGTAACCCATCACAGGTTACAGTAACACTTAATGAGTACGGCTCAGCCGTTACTACAACTAAGAAGTTGAACCTAACTTCTTTCAACGATGTAGATGCAGCTCTTGCTGACATCATTGCATACAACGCTGCAGATTCTATTGACTCTGTAGTTGCTTCAGTTCTAACAGGTGGCACAAACGTTATCTACGCAGGAACTGGAAACACAACAACTTCTGATCTAACAACTGGCGATACAATCACAGTTGCTAACATCCGTAAGGCTGTTACAGAACTACGCACAAACAAGGCAGTGCCTCGTATGGGCGAACTATATGTAGCATACCTACACCCACGCCAAGCAGCCGATCTACGCGCTGAATCAGGCACAGGTGGATTCCAGGATATCGTCAAGTACACAGACAATGTGTCAAAGACAATTATCCCTGGTGCTGTAGGCGTAATTGAGGGCGCAATGGTAATTGAAACACCTCGCGTTCCAGTAGTTAGCAATGGTGCTTCACCATCTGTTAACGTCTACAGAGCAGTAATTGCAGGCCGTGAGGCTCTAGCAGAGGCTAAGGCACAAGACATCTCTACCATCATTGGTCCAGAGGTTGACTTGCTTCGCCGCTTCCGCACAATCGGTTGGTACTACTTCGGTGGATTCGCAAGACTCCGCGAGGCTGCGCTATACCGCATTGAGTCAACAGCTTCCTAACAATTAGTTAGTAATGGGCAGGGGTGGGAAACCACCCCTGTTCTACAAGAAAGGTAAATGTGACTTACAGACTTACAACTCCTTGGGAGTGGGAAACTTGGATCACTGCAGATAACCAAGGATCTCCATACTCAAGATTAGCTGGAAGACCTATCACTGGTGGAACATCTACTGGTGCTACTAATCCTTTCTTAACAGATATACCTAGAGGCGTAACTCTTCTAGTAAATGGAACTACAGTTACAGCAACAAGATATCCTTATCAAGATGATATTACAGATGCAGATGCAGTTTATATGGGTGGTCACTCCTACGAGATAGATGACCAAGCCGCACAAATTTTAATTGATGCTGGTTATAGCCAGTACTTGGAGCAGATCTAATGGATAACTGTACTTCAAGTTGTAAGACTAAAGATCACCAAAGTTATGCTGAATGTTTAAAGCAGAATACTCCGATGTTCGTAGGTGTGTCACCTACTAGAACTGGATGGGATCAAGATAAAGTTAAGAAGGATGAAAAAGAATTAAATAGTTATTACTCTGCAGTTAAGCAGGGTATGGAACCAAGATCAACAAGGCAGAAAGATATTGATGCCGCAGTCTCACTTTCCGACAAAGCTGGTAAAGCATTTGACGGAATCAACCTAACCTATAAGGGGTAAACAATGCCAATGGTAAACGGAAAGAAATTCCCATATACAAAAAAGGGAAAAGCAATGGCTAAGAAAGCAGCCAAAAAATCAGGCGCAAAGATGGCTATGAAAAAGATGGGAAAAAAGAAATAATGAAAGAGACAGATGATGGCGTAGTATTTGAGACTCGCCCAGATCTAAACGTTAAGTTGGATGTTTATCCAAATGCAGAACGCCAAGAGGAATCTAATCGTAAGTATATGACCTACGATTCAATCCAAACTGGATCCCCTGCAAAAGCAGCACCTCGTCAATAAAGGGAGATATACAATGGCTAAAGCAAAGAAGTGCAAGAAGTGCGGCAAGTTAAAGTGCAAGTGCTAATATGAAGAAAACAAAAAGCGCTAAGAAAATCTCTAAAGTAATGAAAGAGTTTAAGAAGGGCGAACTGAATATTGGCAAGTCTGCCAAGAAGGTTAAGTCCAAGAAGCAAGCAGTTGCTATTGCTCTTTCACAAGCAGGGATGTCTAAGAAGAAGAAAAAGTAATGGCATCTAGTGGTACCTATAAGCGCCACGATGGTTTCAATCCAGTTCAGATTAAGAATGGAATGGTAGTTCGTCTTAATAAGAATGGATCTATCAGAGCAGTATTAGGAAAGTACGGAGAATATGGCAAAGAAAAAGGACTCAAGGCTCACTAGAGCAGGAGTATCTGGTTTTAATAAACCTAAGAGAACTCCTAGTCATCCTAAGAAAAGTCACGTTGTGGTCGCTAAAGAAGGATCACAAGTTAAAACCATACGCTTTGGACAGCAAGGTGTAACTGGTGATAGGAAACCAACTGCAAGACAAAAATCATTTAAAGCTCGTCACGCTAAGAATATTGCCAAAGGCAAGATGTCTGCAGCGTATTGGGCAGACAAGGTGAAGTGGTGAAAAAGAAAGTAGCATTTTGGGATAAGAAGAACCCTAAGAAAACTTCTAAGAAATTAACACCAGCACAAAAGAGTGCTGCTAAAGCAAGAGCAAAGGCTGCAGGTAGACCATACCCAAATCTAATAGATAACGCAGCAGTAGCTAGAAAAACAAAAAAGAAGTAAGGAGAAATAAGTGGCACTAGGTGATCCAGGCACAACTCTTAGCGATGAGTTAAATCGCCTTGCCAATGGTGGCACTTATAGAGATCCTTCGGCAATGGTAGGAGAAGCATTGGCTGCTCGCCAATGGGCTGCTCAAAGAACTGTTACCTTAACTGTTTCAGATACTGTTGGTGTTTTAAATCAGATTGCTGGTAATACTGATAAGTCTGCTTGGAAAGATTTTACTGGAGTTTGTAATCAACTAGCATCCAGTACGGGACTAGCTGCGGCAGCAGCATTAAGGTTGATATCCTCTTGAGTGCAAAATATAATTTAGTCTGTGAACAGGCAACAACATTTAATTTTCAATTTGTAATACAAGATGAAACTAATGGAGTAGTTACTCCTTGGAATCTAACAGGATATACAGCGACTATGACTGTACGCCCATTCGTAGGTTCTAATACCACAACACTTTCTTTAACTACCGCTAATGGTGGAATTACTTTAGAAGGTATTAGTGGAAGAGTAGTAGTAAATATTCCATCTACTACAACTGCAGACCTAACACCTGCTCGTTATTCCTACGATCTAGTAGTTAACTCTGGTGGTACTGTAACAAGAATTTTAGAAGGTAAGTTTGTAGTTACTGGAGGTGTAACACTGTGACAACATTTATAGTTGTAGAAAGTATTACTCCACAAGTATCTGTACAGTTTTCAGCAGATCAAGGTCCACAAGGTGGTCAAGGTGTAGCTGGTGCTACAGGTCCAACAGGACCTACTGGACCTAGTGGTGCTACAGGTCCTAGTGGACCAACAGGTTCATCAGGCGGAACAGGAGCAACAGGTGCAACTGGTAACACAGGCTCTACAGGTCCTACTGGTTCTACTGGTAGTGCTGGTCCTACTGGCCCTACTGGTTCTGCAGGTAGTACGGGTTCAACGGGTGCGACAGGTCCAACTGGTTCCCAAGGTCCTACTGGCGCACAAGGCGATGCGGGAGCTACGGGACCAACAGGTTCCACTGGTCCTACAGGTGCCACTGGCCCAACGGGGTCTGCGGGTGCGACAGGACCTACAGGTGCTACAGGGGCAACGGGCAGTACTGGTGCAACTGGACCAACAGGAGATATTGGACCCACAGGACCAACAGGATTAACTGGCGCTACAGGCGCAACAGGTAGCACTGGAGCAACAGGAGCCACTGGCGCTGACTCAACAGTGCCTGGCCCAACGGGTCCTACAGGCCCTGCAGGGGCCGCAGGAGCCACTGGAGCTACTGGTCCTACAGGAAGTACTGGGGCAACAGGTGATACAGGCCCTACAGGGCCAGCAGGGGCTAATGGAGCCACTGGTGCCACAGGTGCTACAGGCGCTACTGGAGATACAGGACCTACTGGTCCTGCTGGTGCTAACGGTGCAACAGGAGCCACAGGTCCTACTGGACCTACGGGTGCAACTGGTGCTACTGGTGCCACTGGACCGACAGGTGCAGATTCAACAGTTCCTGGACCTACAGGTCCAACGGGAGCAACTGGTCCAACAGGACCTGGTGCTGATGCGATTCCAGTATCATTTTTCTTAGGTGGAATGTAAACTCACCTAGTGAGAGTAAATGATTTCTTTAACAAGGTTGTGTTAATTAACCTTGATAGAAGAACAGATCGTCTTAAAGATGTTACTGAAGAACTAAATAATCTAGAAATAAATTTTGAAAGAATCTCTGCAGTAGATGCAGTTGAATTAGGTATAACACCTAAAGATGCTTGCAGAGCAAGTCATATCAAAGCACTTGAAATGGCAGAAGGCAACACCTTAATACTAGAAGATGATGCAACCTTTATGCCAAACTTCTTAGAGAATTTTACTAAGTTCATAGAGAATCTACCTAGGCACTGGGATATAATATATCTTGGAGCTTATATAGGATTGAGTGAGCCAGTAAATAATCATATGGTCAGAGGTCTAATAACTAGTTCTACTCACGCTTACTCTATAAATCCTAAAAGGATGACAGAGATGTTGGAGATGGCTAGAAATACTACAGATCATATTGATGTTGCTTATGCTAACGAACATCCAAGATTGAAGGCATATGTGGCACAACCTACCTTAGTAAAACAGAAACCTAGTTTCTCAGATCTACTACTTAAAGATGTTGATTATCTAAGTTGGTACAAATGAAGGTAGCTGTTTATACAATTGCTAAGAATGAAGCAAAGCACGTCAAGCGTTGGTTTGAATCAGCAAAGGGAGCAGATTACTTTTTAATCTGTGACACTGGTTCAGAAGATGATACTGTTAAGATCGCTAAAGATCTAGGTATTAATGTAGTTCAATGTGCAGTAGATCCTTTTAGATTTGATGTAGCAAGGAATTACGCTCTTGCTTCATTACCACTAGATGTTGACTGGTGTATCGCATTAGATATGGATGAGATGCTAGTCGGTGAGTGGAGAAGTGAATTAGAGAAGGCTTTAGCAGATGATGTTGATAGAGCCTACTATAGATTCATAACAGACTTTAATGAGGATGGAACTCCTAAGCACGAGTTTGATGGATTTAGAATCCACAGAAGAAAAAATGTTTACTGGTCACATCCGATCCACGAGGTTCCTAGAACATACGGTAAGAAAGAAGTAACTAAGAAATACAACATAGAGGTTTGGCATAAGCCAGATAACTCTAAGATTAGAAGTTACTACCTACCAATGCTAGAGAGTGCGGCAGAGGAAAACCCTGAGCCAAGAAATCTTTACTATCTTGCTAGAGAATATTATTACAAAGAGAATTTTGAGAAGGCGTTAGAAGTATTTAAACGCTATGTTGAGATATCAAAGTTTCCAGCAGAAAAAGGATTTGCACTTCGCCTTATGGCAAAGTGTGATCCAGCAAATGCTGAGGAATACTTAACACAAGGCACTGAAGTTTATCAAAGTAGAGAAGCAGTCTTAGCACTTGCTAATTACTACTACGAGAAACAACAGTGGAAAGAGTGCAACTATTCATCAAAGGTTGCATTTGGTATCACAGAAAAAACCACAGGCTTTATGAGTGAATCTTGGGCTTGGGGTCATATGGCTGCAGATTTAGTTGCAGTCTCAGCTTGGCAATTAGGTAACTGGAAAGAAGCATATAAGTTCGGAAAGATTGCTCTTAAGTTAAGCCCTAACGATGAGAGATTAAAAAAGAATATGCTATTTTATAAGGAGAAAATGAATGGCAACGTTTAATGAAATGGTCAACGAGGTAAAGACCAATCTGCAAGGTTACACCTTGAAGCAAGATCGCCTGACCTATCTTAACGCTGCAATAAATAGCGTTGCTACAAGTATGGTGGTAGGTTCATCATCTAACCTAGCTAAAGGTCCTATTGAAATTGATGATGAGATAATCTGGATTGATAACTTCAGCACTGCATCTAATACTCTAAACGTAGCACCAGGCTTTGGTAGAGGATATCAAGGCACTACACCTACATCACACGCTCAGTACTCTCAAGTAACTTTATCTCCATCATTTCCTAGGATTTCAATTAAGAAGGCTATCAACGATACTATCAACTCTTTGTATCCTAAACTATGGGCAGTAGATTCCTTTACCTTTACCTTTAATGCAAGCCAAACTACATACGCACTACCAGATGATCTAGAACAAATCCTGTTTGTATCTTGGCAGACTACTGGTTCATCTAAAGAGTGGCTACCAGTTAATCGCTGGAGAGCAGATGGTATGGCTAACGTATCTACCTTTAATAGCACTAACACAATTAATATTTATGAGAACATACAACCTGGTAGAACAGTTCAAGTTTATTACACTACCACTCCAGATACTTTAGAAAATAACTCTGATGATTTTGCTGATGTAACTGGACTTCCTGCTTCCTGTCAAGATGTAGTAACACTAGGTGCAGCCTACAAGTTACTATCCTTTGTGGATTCAGGAAGAATATCTTTAACCTCAGCAGAGTCAGATCTTGCAGATTCTAAGATCCCTTCAGGAGCTGGCGCTAATAACTCTCGTTATATCTACGCTTTGTATCAACAAAGACTTAACGAAGAAGCACTTAAACTGCAAGACAAATATCCAATTCGTTTACATTACGTAAAGTAAGGAAATCAATGACCCGCAAGTTTTCGTCCATAAGCGTTGAGTCAACGCTTGCATCTGGTATATCTAATAGCCAGACAACTTTAACTGTTGCTAGTGGTACGGGTTCAGCACTACTTGGTGGTGTAACCCTCGCTGCTGGTAACGTAGATCAGTTCACATTAGCACTTGATCCCGATACCACCAATGAAGAGATTGTATTTGCTACTGCAGTAACATCAGATACTTTTACAATTGTTAGAGGTGGCGCTGGATCTAGTGCAGTAACACATTCTGCAGGAGCAACAGTACGCCACGTTCTAACATCAGATGATCTAAACGCTTTTGAAGCAGGATTAGATGGTGGATCAGGAGATCCAGTATCTGGTCTTATGCTAATGGGTGGGTAAATGAAAAGCTGTTCCATAACTGGATGCGATAATAAATATATTGCTAAAGGTTTATGCTCAACCCATAGAAAAATAAATAAAAAATATGGGACACCAATACCAGTATGTTGGTGTGGTGAGCCTGCACAAACTTTTGTAGGTAATCAAAAAACCTATGATATGTGCGAAGAACATACTTTATTAAAACGTTTTTGGAATAATGTAGATATTAAGTCTGCAGATGAATGTTGGGAATGGCAAGGAAGTAAAACATCCAATAATTATGGAGTTATATATTGGAATGGTAAAGTATCCTACGCCCATCGTTTATCACTAGAATTTAGTGGAGAGGAAATACCAAGTAGATATCACGCTTGCCATAGGTGCGATAATCCACCTTGTGTAAATCCAAAACATTTATTTGTTGGGTCACCAAGAGATAATATGTTAGATAAGGTTTCCAAAGGTCGTCATACCTTTGGGGAGAAACATCCAAACGCAAAACTGACAAACGCCGAAGTTTTAGCAATTCGGGATATGGCGGAAGACGGCGTTTTCTTTTCAGATATAGCCAGAACATTTGGAGTATCTGATAGTCATATATCAACCATAGTCGCCCGTTTGAAACGAAGCGATATTTAATTAAGGAGAAACAACTTTGGCAACCACCTATAAAGTTTTGGGACAATCAAACCCAAGCGCAACAACAGCAACAACTCTATACACAGTACCATCAGCTACACAGACAGTAGTATCAACTGTAACAATCTGTAACCAAGCAGCAACTGCTGCTACTTATCGTATTGCGGTAAGAGTTGCAGGAGCAGCATTATCAGCATCACAGTATGTTGCATATGATGTATCACTACCTGCTAATGCTTCAGATACGTTAACACTTGGTATAACACTAAACGCTACAGATGTTATTACTGTATATGCCTCAACAGCCACAATGTCCTTTGCAGCTTTCGGAAGCGAGATTTCATAATATGACTATAGGAAGAATACCGTCAATTGAAGGTGGTATCCAACCCACTATCGTTGATGCTAAAGGAGATATCATTGCTGCTACGGCAGCAGATACACCAGCTCGCCTTGCGGTGGGCGCTAACGATACAGTCCTCACAGCAGACTCATCAACAGCAACTGGATTAAAGTGGGCTGCCGCTTCCAGTGGTGGAATGACATCAATTGCTAGTGGTTCATTATCGGGTTCAAGTGTTGTTTTAGGAAGTATACCTGCAACTTACAACAGTTTAACTTTAGAATTAAGAGATTGGTATAACGCTGGCAATGGTAACTCTGTATTTGTTAGAATTACTGGAGTTACTACTAATTATGACGGAGTGGTTGCTCGCGTGCAAGATCTTAACCCAGCAGTAGAGTGGAATGGATCAAGTTCATTTACCACAGGCACAACTAGCGCAAGTGAAAATGTTGACAATAATCACTATCTTATTTGTCAATTTCCTAATTATGCAGACAGCGCATCAAGAAAATTATGTATAGCAAACGCGACTTATCAAACTAATGGCAATGTTGAAAGAGCTACGGCCTCAACTTCTTATCACAATACTGCAACTGCAATTAGTAGTTTAACTTTATCTGTTGAAGGTGGCGGTAATTTTGGTGGCGGTACTTATATTCTTTGGGGAGTTAAATAATGACAATACAAATTAAAGAAGTTAATTGCACAACTGGCGAAGAAATTGTTAGAGATGCCAATGCTAACGAAATTGCTCAGATAGAACTTGATGCCGCTAATGCAGCAGCGAGAAAAGCAGAAGCCGCAGCAAAAGAATCTGCTCGTCAGGCTCTACTATCTAGACTTGGCATTACCCAAGAAGAGGCACAATTACTACTAGGAGGTAAATAAATAATGGCAACTGGCAGAATAGGGGTTACGCCAACCCTTGGAGTTCGCTGGTCTAAAGCTCCAGCAGGTGGTACCACCTCGCTGAGTGGACTAGATGATAACTCTGTATCCCTAGTATATTCAGTAGGGTATGAGCAGGTATACCGTAACGGTGTCCTACTATCTCGCGGTAATGATTACACAGCAACTGATGGCACAACTGTTACTTTAATTGATGCCACACTTGCTGGCGATATTATTGAAGTCTTTGCTCAAGAGTTAGTTCCACTAACTGATGCAATCAGTAAGGGACAGTTCAACGCTAAGGGTGCATTACTCTCAGCTACTGCTGCTGCAACACCAGGAGTTCTTGCTGTCGGTGCCAATGACACAGTACTTACTGCAGACAGTTCAACTGCCACTGGTTTGAAATGGGCAACCCCATCTGCTGGTGGAATGACCTTAATTAGCACTACAACTTTAACTGGCGCATCAGTAACACTTTCATCTATTCCGCAAACCTATGTTTCTTTATATTTAGTTGTTACTGGGGTTACTGGTAATACAAGTGATGCCCAAGTAAGAATTTCGCCAAACAATGTTAGCAATTTAACCAATTACAGTTTTATTGAATCTGGTACTGCTAATTCTGTTTCTAATAACAGAATACGATTAACCGATGGCTCTACGCTTCGCACTAGTGCAGATAATGCTTGGGCAGTTCAAATTGACAATTACACTTCATCCACAACCTTTAAGCCTTTTAGCTGCTCAGGTTTATTTCTTAACGCATCATCTGTAAATGCGTCTATGTTGTCTGGTGGAGCTTTTCGCTCAAACACAGCAATTACCTCTTTGGTTTTTGATTATGGTGGTACAAATACATTTGCAGGTGGAACTGTCCTACTTTACGGAGTAAAATAATGAGCAAACCAATAATAAGAATACACAACACAGAAACTAACGAGGTCATTGACCGCGAAATGAATGACCAAGAGTTTGCCGCTTACGAGGCAGAGCAGGCAGTAGAGGCAGCCCGTCAAGCCGAAGCAGATGCTAAAGCAGCACAACGCCAAGCAGTACTAAACCGTCTTGGTATCACAGAAGAAGAAGCAAGAATCCTACTAGGAGGTAACTAATGCCGAACACAACTGCAGTAAGAACCGCACAGGTAGGTGCTGCTCCGTTTTTCGCTGGTAAGAACAAAATTATTAATGGTGACTTTAACATAAATCAGCGCAATTTTACTAGCACGACAACTAATGATACTTACGGTTTTGACCGTTGGATTATTGGTTTAGGTGGTGGAACTGTTACTTATTCAACACAAAACTTTACGGCTGGTGCAGCACCAGTTGCAGGTTATGAAGGAAAATCTTTTGCTCGTGTTGTTACTTCTGGTCAATCTGCCGCAGGAGATTACGCAACATTAGAACAAAGAATTGAAGATGTCCGCAACTTTGCTGGACAAACTATTACCGTTTCTTTATGGGCAAAAGCAGCAAGCGGAACTCCTAATTTAGCGTTTGCGGTAAATCAAAACTTTGGTAGTGGCGGTTCAACACAAGTTGTAAACGCAACAAGTATTTCTACTATTACTACATCTTGGGTTCGCTATTCTTTTACTATTGCAGTCCCTTCAATCTCAGGCAAAACAATAGGAACTGGTTCTTATATTTCTATAAGACCAGCATTTAGTATTGGCTCAACAATATCAGGATTAGGTTATCCAGCAATAGGTATTCAAAATAATACTTTTGATATTTGGGGCGTTCAAGCAGAATCAGGCTCAACAGCCACAGCCTTTCAAACTGCAACTGGCACACTTCAAGGCGAGTTAGCCGCTTGTCAGAGGTATTATTATAGAAATACAGATAGTAGCGGTGTGGCTTATCAAGGTGTTGGTCAGGCTATGTCCACAACAGTTGTTGATACCGCTTATTTTTTACCAGTAACTATGAGAACCAATCCATCTACCTTGGAAACTTCAAATATGGCAGTTTATGCTTCAGGTGCTACTAGAAGTGGCGGTACTTTTACTTTGCTATACGCAAATCAAAATACGCCCACAATTAGATACACACACGGATCGGCAGTATTTACAAATGGTAGTGCGGCTTGGTTAGTAGGAAATTCAGCAAATTGCTATGTCGGACTAAGTGCGGAGTTATAAAAATGGATAATGTTACTTTTTTTACAGATGAATTAAATGGTTCAGTACACGCCATAATTGACCGAGGCAATAATGAGTTTACTTCTATGCTGAAATCAACTTATGATGAAATGATAGCGGCACAATCCACCCCGTAAGTGTGGAATAGTTAACTAGCTGATTAGTTCCTCCTGAGCAACGAGGTTAAAAGGCTCATATTTTTATGCCCAAAATCAAAGGAGAATAATGGTTCCACCATATGGCGATGATATAACTGAACGCATACCCGTTCCATTATCTAATCCAGCAGGTGCTACATCTTATGCCTTAACTGGCGTTGCCTATGATATGGCTATTGCAGGATTACCATTCTTTGTTAATGCCTCCGATGATACACCTTATCGTAGAGTTACAGCACAGTATCGTAAGCAACAGATTGACCAAACTAGAGAAGCTGGTGAGCAGACACTTACTGGTTGGTGGTTAAGAAGTCAGTCATCATTTCATCAAGGACAAGGTATTAACTTCTTTGAACCTATCCAAGATGAGTCATTAAGATTTCAATATACAGAATCTAAAGGTTGTGATATCTGGACTAGAGGACAGGTAACATTACTTAACTCTGTATCTAATGTGCATACAGTTACTGGTCCAATGAGATCTGATCTACGACCTAGCCAATATGTTAGATCTATTCAGTGGACAAAAAACAGTAATTTATATAACGGTATTTTATTAGCAGATGAATATGATATAGACAAAGTATTCCCTCGTATTACTGTATCTATTAACAACAAGGCTTTAACATCTAACGTAGCAACACTTACTACCACAGCAGCTCACGGGCTATCTGTAGGTATGCAGATTACTATCACTGGAGTAGATGCTACATTTAATGGTGAGTACACAATTACTGGTGTACCTACAACCACTACCTTTACCTATGCTAAGACAGCAACTAACGTAGTTTCAACTCCAGTATCTCCTGTTGGAACTGGCACTGCTGAGGTAATCCATTTTATAGATTACAACGCTGGTACGGATGATCCAGTATTTGGTATCTGCGATGATGGTGTGTATGCCTATTGGGTAACTAACCAAACCTCAGGTGGCGCTGATAAGATTCATATGTATAAGAAGTTACTTACAGATGATAGTTCAGTATCGCCTACCTTAATGTTTAATGCTACAGGTATTGTAGTTACTAATGCAGTTTTAGAATTTACTAAAGAGCGTATTGTTGCCTGTATTAATAATAAGGTTTATGAAATATCAACTACTGCTACTGCTTTACCTACTGCTGTATATACCCATTCAACAGATGACTTTGTTTATACTGGTATAACATCAAGCGGTGCAGCTATATATGTAACTGGCTATAGTGGTATTCAATCTACTATTCAGAAGTTTACTTTATCTACTACTGGAACTATGCCTACTTTAACTAGTGCCATTACTGCTGCTGAGTTACCAGCAGGTGAGAGAGTATTTGATATTTATTATTACCTAGGCTATATGGCAGTTGGTACTGATAAAGGTATTCGTATAGCAGTTGTATCAGATGATGGCTCTATTAACTATGGCCCATTAGTAGTAGAAACATCTCAACCTGTCTATGATTTTGCTGCTAGAGATTCATATCTTTGGTGTGCATCTAGTGTAGATGGTGAACCTGGTGTAATTAGAATTAACCTAGGCTTACGCTTTGGTAATGATCTACTATTTGCTTATACAAATGATCTATATAAATCAGGAGTATCTGGCTTTACTACTACAGCTTGTGCCTTTATGGGTGATACTAACCAACTAGCATTTATTACTGCTAACAATGGCACCACTGATGGTGCTATCTATATTGAAAATCTTAATGAGAAGATATCTGAAGGATATCTACAGACAGGCTTTATCCGCTATAACACATTAGAGTTAAAGGTATATAAGTTATTACAGGCTAGAGTTGATAACTCTACTGGTGGATTAAATATAGATACCGTAACATTTGATGGGGATGAATACCGTATTGGTACCTTTGCACAGCAAAGTTCTGTACCTGAGGTAACAGTTTCATATCCAACAGGAGCGCAAGAGTATCTAGGATTTAAGTTTACCCTTACTAGATCTACTACTAATACCTCACAAGGTCCAGTCTTTAATGGTTACAATCTTAAAGCATTACCTGCAGTACCTCGTCAGCGTTTAATCCAATACCCACTATTCTGCTATGACCACGAGAGCGATAAGTTTGGTGTTGAAGAAGGATACGAAGGATCTGCATATGATCGTATGTCTGCATTAGAACAGGTAGAAAATGTAGGAGATACAGTTAGAGTTCAAGACTTCAGAACAGGTGAGTCATATCTTGGCCTTATTGAAGAACTTGATTTTATAAACAAGACACCATCAGGACCTCGTTTCTCTGGCTACGGAGGAACACTGGTCGTAACAATTAGATCTATTTCATAGGAGCCATAATGACCCCTTCTGACTGGGCTGCACTAGCAGTCTCTATAACTACACTAATAGGCGCAATAGCGATGGGTGTAAGACACCTTGTGAAGCACTATTTATCCGAGCTTCGCCCGAATGGTGGATCAAGTTTAAAAGATTCCGTCAGTAGGTTGGAAAGACAAGTGGAGGAAATAATAAGTATACTTATCAACAAAAAATAAATAAGGGGGAATGAATGGTTAAGGTTTACACATTACCAGATTGTGTGCAATGTGAGATGACTAAGAAGTTATTAGATAGAAGTAAAGTAAAGTATGAAGTAGTAGATATAAGCCAAGACCAAACTGCTAAAGAAACTGTAGAAGCATTAGGATATAAGCAGGCACCCGTAGTTGTTTATGATAAGTTCCACTGGTCAGGATTTAGACCAGATAAGATTAACGCATTACATTTGGCACTACTAGAAAAAGGCGTAGCATAATATGGAAAAGGAAATAAAGAATGAAACTTGTTGTAAAGAGAGCGACACCTGCTGCAATAGCAGTACTACGACAAGCGACAGCATTGTGGCCCAAGCGCAAGAAAGCCTCAGACGGACTCTTGCCTTCATCGGCTCACATTAAACAAAGTCCCAACTCAGACCACAATACAGGACTAGCTGTAGATCTAACCCACGATCCAGATAATGGAGTAGATTGCAAAGATATCTATAAGAAACTACAGACAGATCGTAGAGTTAAGTACCTAATATTTAAAGGCAAGATCTGGAATCAAGTAGATGGTGAAAGAAGTTATAGCGGAAAGAATCCCCATAATAAACACTTGCATATATCCATAAAGGATCAGTATGCTAAAGATGATTCCAACTGGTTCGGTTGGATGGGTGAGGTGCCTAAGAAGTTTACACTTCCTAAGCCATTACCTAAAAAGAAACAGGAGAAATAATGAAGGATCTACTAAAGAAGTTAAAGAGCAAGAAGGCTAAGGCTGCATTTAAGTCTTACCTACGAGCTGTACTTGCTTCAGCAGTAACAATGGGATTAGCACTAGCGGCTGACCTAGCACCAGAGTACGCAATCTTGATCGGATCTATCGCAGGTCCACTTGCTAAGTGGGCAGATAAGACTGAAAAAGAATACGGTCTGACTAAGTAGTTTTAATACCGCGAGGCAATACAGGAGGGGCGCTTAACTGCGCCCTTCTTTTTTTATGCCCTTTTCTTGTTCAAACTCACATAAACTGCCACTGCAATTATGGCACTGGCAGTTTTGTTTTATTACTATATGATTACAGCATTTCATTTTTACCTCTCCTATGGCTAAGTATTTCTCAACCACAAGACAATTATACTTTTGAGGATTTTTCAGTTATCTAATAACTAGATTTTTTATGTGTGGTAAAAGCGCATTTAATAAAGACACGCCATAATTTGACAAATGTTTTAGCTACTCTTGGATGTAATCTGGTTTATCTATTGGTGTTGGCACAATAACAAGATTGCCACAGTTAGAACACTCACCGTCTAGGTGATACCAGGATAGTTGGTAATCATAGAAGGATGCCATAATTGTAAAGGTCATAGAACCACAAGGACAGGCGTGAAGAGGACCAAGATCTCTAAGATCAGAACCAAATTTCGGCGGGAGCTTCTCCCTATTTTTTGACAGCCTTGGTAGACGGAACATAGAGACCGTAACCATCGCGGCGCTTCAATGCGCCGCCCGTATTATTCGCCTTCGGCTCATATTTTACACTCCACTATTAAAAATTTATACGCGACACGCCAGAATGTGATATAATTATATTATGAAACCTTGTGGAACTTTATCTGCTTATGCTAGACACATAAGAAGAAAAGAACCTACTTGTCAACCTTGTAAAGATGCTAACGCAATTAGGCGTAGGCAGTATTACAAAGACAACCCTAAGAAAGTTTATGACATAAATAGAAAATGGGCAAAGAATAATTCTGAAAAAGTAAAATCATATAGCAGAAGAATCACTGCTAAAAGAAAAGCTCTTAAACTTTTTAACGGCCAAGAAAAATATACTGAAGAAGAAGTATTAAAGAAGTACGGAACTGACTGTTATATATGCTCTAATCCTATTGATCTATCCGCAAAGAGGCAAAGTAGTGGTGAAGGTTGGCAGTATGGTCTACACCTGGACCATTTAATCCCTTTAAGCAAGGGAGGACCTGACACTATTGACAATATAAGACCTACTCACGCTATATGTAATATGAAAAAACATAATCTCCGAACCCACTATTGATGTTATTACGGCCCTTCGGCGTGTCATAAGTACATCCCACACTTTTGTTGTAGTAGTGGTATTATTTATACCAAGAGATAGGAGTTGAATTGACCGCGATAATTGGTATCCAAGGTAAAGGCTGGGCTGTTATAGCCTCAGATACAATGACTACCTATACTGACAAACCTTACATTGCTAAAGGCTATGACAAAATAGTTAAGGTTAATGAATATCTAATAGCTGTAGCAGGTGATGCCACTGCTGGAGATATCTTAAATAACTTATGGCAACCACCAAAGGTAGTTAAAACTCAAGAGCCTGATCGCTTCTTAATGATTAGAGTTCTACCATCTATCAAACAAACATTAACTGATGCAGGTTATGACCCTGCGCCTAAGAATAAAAATGATGATGACTCTGGGTGGGATGCTTTAATTTGTTTTAATGGAAAGATATATCAGATCAGTGATGACTATGGGTATATGAGAGATGATAGAAACTTATATGGCATAGGCTCAGGTGGATCAATTGCTCTTGGTGCATTAGCTGCAATGGAGAGTGAGATTAGAACCCACGCTAAAGCAGCGAGTGCTGCAAAGAAAGCAATCAATATTGCCATACAGTACAACGTATGGTGTGGTGGAGTACCAACCATCAAGACTCAGTTCACAAAGTAAGGAAGATGATGAAAGAAATATATTGGCAATTACAGTTTTATCTATTAGACTTAGAGATGTACAGATTTATTTTAGAATTTTTTATTAAGTGGGGATTATAGTGAGCGATCCAAAGCAGTTATTGATTGATGTTCTACGAGCTAAAGATGCTGGTAGGGCTAGATCTAAACAGACACAGGTAGGTCCATCAGAGTTGGGTGGTTGCCGTAGAAAAGTTTGGTATCGTCTTAACGATCAACCTGAAACTAATGAGAACGAATTAAAGTTAGCAGCGATTATGGGTACTGCTATCCACGCTACTATTGAAGAAGCAATACGCAGTATAGATCCAAAGGGTGAGAAGTATTGGGTTGAAACTGCAGTAGAATATTCTGGGATGAAAGCTCATATAGATCTTTTCATTCCAGAGACTGGCGATGTTATTGATTGGAAGACTGTTAAGAAACAAAACCTTTCTTACTTTCCATCTAGTCAACAACGTTGGCAGGTTCAGGTCTATGGCTATCTGTTAGACAAGTCTGGGAAGGGGAAGCCTAGAACTGTCAATCTGGTAGCCATAGCCAGAGATGGCGATGAGAGAGATGTAGTTGTCCACTCTGAAGCATATGATCCTACGATTGCTGAAGAGGCTCTTAACTGGTTAGCTGCAGTTAAAGAGTCAGAGATAGCACCAGATCCTGAGAGAGATCAAAACTATTGCAAATCTTATTGCAAGTACTTTGATGCAACAGGAGAGATCGGATGTTCTGGCTTAAAAAAAGAACGTATCAAGGATGAGCTGCCTGTTATAGAAGACAGTAGCGTTGATCATTCAGCCTTGATGTACTTGCAACTTGATCAACAGATAAAAGAGTTGACCGAAAAACGAGAGTCATTACGAACTGCGTTTGACGGTATAACTGGAGAGACTGCTAGTGGTGTACAGATTACCTGGACAACTGTTAATGGTAGGTCTACAGTTAACACAGCCGAAGTAGAAAAACTACTAGGCTTTGTACCAAAGGTGGAGGGACAACCTTTCGCTAGATTAAATATAAAAACTGGAGGAAAATAAATGGCTGCACCTGAGTCAACTAAGTTTCAGATCAACTACAAGTTAGCTGATGGAACTTTAGTGAATCTATATGCAACAAGTCAGACAGAGTTAGAGGCATCTCTAACATCTATTGCTGATCTATCAACACTCATTACTTCAACTGGCACCACACTTGGTGCTACTGCTCAACCAACTGGTGGAGCAATTGCTTATGCTAAGAAAGCATTAGGCGCTACAACAATGTCAGCACCATCAGGTGATGCACCTGATTGCAAGCACGGGTCTATGAGCTTTAGATCTGGACAAGGAACTAAGGGTCCTTGGAAAGGTTGGATGTGCGCTGCACCTAAAGGTGCAACAGATAAGTGCGATACAGTCTGGATTAGATAGCAAATGCGGGGGCCTCGTGAGTTTGAGAACCCCTCTTGTGCAGAGATATCAATGGATATGTTCTTTCCTGAAAGAGGAGAAGACTTATCCACAATAAGACAGATTAGAAATGTCTGCAAGTTATGTCCCCACCAGCAGGAATGTGCAGAGTGGGGCATACAAAAAGAAAGATACGGAGTATGGGGCGGTTTGTCTGAGACAGATCGTAGAGTAATCCGTAAACAAAGAAACATTATCCTAAGAGAAGAAGAAATTGCTTAACTTAAATAGAGCTTGGAAGAGTACGACAACAAAGGCTACCCCTTTGCCTATCGTCTGGAATGATTTAAAGTCCAAACAGATAAGGTTTAGAAGAGGTCAAGTCTGTATGATTGCTGCTGCTCCAAATGCTGGTAAGTCTATGTTTGCTTTGATCTATGCGATCAAGGCTGATGTACCAACGCTTTTCTTTTCTGCAGATACTGATGTGGCTACAGTAATGATGAGAACTGCAGCACATATCTCAGGTCATAATCAAACTCTGGTAGAAGAAAACTTAACTAAGAATAGTAAGTACTATGATGATAAGTTTGATAAGGTAAAAAATATACAGTGGGTCTTTGACTCATCACCATCACTAGATGATATTGAGTTAGAGATCAAGGCTTATATAGAACTTTATGGTATTCCACCAGAGTTAATTATTATAGATAACCTTATGAATGTGGTAGCTGAATC